TCTGATTCTTCCAATGCAGCATAGGCATTAGATTTATCTTGAACATCACCCATTACCTGAAGCGAATAATAAAGGGAGGTTTGCGGAGATGCAAGCCACTCTTCGATAAACGCTTCATCATAGGTGATCACATCAGACCAACTATTGAAGCTATAACCGTGAAGAAGTCCCGTGTTATCTAGCATCTTGACGATACCATTAGCTACTTTAAAGTAAGCATCCCAGCCAACTTCACTAGCGATTTCTACATCACCATAGTTGTAGCTTTGCACACCAAAGGTTCCCGAGTCTCGGTCAACTTGACGTGCGATTGGTGGAGCAATTTCAGGACAGGTGGTGAAGCCATCCAAATCTGTGTAACGATAGCTGCAGGAGGCTGTAGGAGCAATAGCAAATGCTCGATCCATACGATTAGCCTTAGCGATTTCTGCAGCTGCTTGTATGCCCGCCTGAAGCTCTTTGGCAAGCACATAGCCAGCTGTCTGTGGATAAGGACGACCACTGTTCACGGCTTCAAGTGCATAACCAAAGCTCTTGTAATCTACCCCTTGAATCCTAAGCATGTTTGCCAACCCAAGGAGTCCGAGACCGACTTGGCGATCAGTCTCTGAAGGGAGGTACTCTCCGCTTTCTCCAACACCTGTTTTGCTGTGGAGGGCGCACAGCTCGGACATTCCGTTGACAAATGCACTTTGAATGTCATTGAATTCACATCCGCCGAGGTTGACATGTTGCAATAGACATGTTCCGCGTGAGGGCAGGTATACCTCCAAGCATACGTTACCCCGGATTCGATTTCCATTAGAGTCTACCTTTGTTTTGTTGAGCCAGATGTCACCTCTTTTGATGCCTTCAAGTAGCGCATCCTTAACTTTCTGCGTTGCCTCCTCCCACCAATAGTCGTTAATGTTGACGCAACGCTTGACCCAAGGTAGATCAGACCTATCAGCATTAATAAACTCAAGCACATCTGGATGACTGAGATCCAAATGACAAACGACAGCGCCATTCTTGTAGATGCCTCCACGTCGGAGGACTTCATTCAAAGTAGAATATATTTTAGCAAAGGAAACAGGACCGGATGCTACGAGTCCTTTGCCATTCGAAGCTCCTCGTGGTCGCAGTTTGCTAAGGTGGACAGCAACTCCTGCACCATAGCGGAGTGCATGGCTGACGAAACGCCAACTGGCTTCAATGCCATTTTCTCCTTCCATAGTGTCTTCCACAACAAAGACGGTACAGGAGACAGGCAAGCGAGAGGTTGGGTCATCAATCCAAGATTGTACACGCCCAGTACGAGCGATTAGTTCTTTGGTGGTAGTAGACATTATTAAACTAGATCAATAAGTGTTGGTGGTTGATAGTTTGGTCCCTTAAGAACCTTACCGTCTTCACGACGAATAGGCAAGCCATCTTCACCCAGCTTGCTCATGTTTGATTTATGTACTCGGTCAAGTGCCTCATCTAGATCCCAACCAACGTTTTCTGCATACTGATAGCAGACATATACAAGGTCAGCAAGTTCTTTGAGGCAGTCCTCAGCATTACGCTTAAGACCAGGAATAAATTGTTGTTCAGCTTCCAGGAACTCTTTGAACTCTTCAACGATCAAACGCTTCTGCATACTCCGTGAAGCTGGAGTCATACTGTTCGTCACTTGGAAACCACGGCGAAACTCTTTTGCTTGTTGGCTGAGAAAGGATTGCATCTTCGAGTTCATTTTGGAGGTAGTGGATTGCTTTACGAAGATCGGAGATTTGATCTTCTTTGTAGCCTGCTCGGCAGATATATTTGATTGCGTTACCAAGGTGGAAGTTTAGTCCTTGGTCTCGGATGAAGTCCCAGACTTGGATTGAACCTCGTCGGTAGTATTCGGGACCGTAGGTATTGGTGTTGGCCATTTAGAGACTAAGTTAGTAACGTTGTTGCTAAGGACAAAGCACTGACGTTGCAGCGCTAGAAAGATAGTAATGATGTCTTCCTTTTTTGAATCAGGATGACGTAGAGCATCTTCAATCTGACGTAGCTTGAAGTTCTGCTCCATCTTCAGATCCACTATTACTGGTGGCGGTCCAAAGTTTGACTCTTTGATTGGTGAAATCATAGTTCTCTGCTTGTAGGATCTTTGCTAATCGTGCATTGAGTAATGCAACTGACTCATCGAGACCCTTATCAGCAAAGGCATCTACAACAGTCTTCCAGTTAGCACCGTGTTCATCCAACAGTACTGCGGCTCGTTTGATACCGATACCAGGAACACCTGAATAGCCATCTGTTTGATCACCAGCCATTGTTTGGATTAAGTGCCATCGATCACCTTCCTCTTTAGTAATTTCTACAACACCATCAGACATGTCATATAACTGTCCAGGTATTTGACGCATGTCTTTATCAGGGCTGCAGATGATGTGACCTTCCTCACGTGTTGCGTAGATACCAAGAGCATCATCAGCTTCTAGCTCCGGCATGATAACTACCGGATACGAGAGTTTGAGCGCATTGATGACCCTTTTGTAGCCGCACGGCTTTTTGCGATTGCGGTGTCCTTTATAAGCTGGGTCAATAGATTTACGGAAGTTGATGCTATCAGAAAAAAACAGAACAGAATCATCAAAACATCCAAGGTCAGTAGCGATGTTATAGAGTTCTCGTTCGGTGTATTCGAGAGCTTCACTGAACCTAGAGGTGACGACGATAAGGTCTTCACCGAAGTCAATTTCTGTTTCTGTAGCTGCGCAACATTTATAGACGATATAATCTGCATCAATAAGTAGACTCATTTACCTTGTCCTCGGCGTAGTTTTTTACCACGCTTTGGAAGGCTACGTGTACCGTTACCTTGGTGGGTGTGTTTGAACTTGGCGTGGGATTGAAATTCAACACGACCAAGAGAGGTTTTAGATTTGACTGCCATTAGTGTACGTCTGCCCAGGTGGAACCGATCTTGCCTTCAGCATTGATGACAATTCGGAGGTTGTAATATTCTCCAGCTGATTCGGCACATCTCTCAAGGTAATGTTTGAGAAACTCTGCACGATCTGGAGTTGTTTCGTATTGTAGCTCGTCGTGAATGAAAGCTAATTGATGAGTGTGACTTTGCAAACCATCGTTAGCTATCTTCATCCACCGCTTAGCTATTATGCCCGCACTCCCTTGGAGTAGGTAGTTAAGGGCTTTGTGGCTACCATCAACAGTGCAGCGGCGACCGTCACACAAGTTGATGTGACCACATTCTGCCTTGGACTTAACCGCATTAACCAGCTTCTCAAGTCCTGGAATTGCATCCATGTAAGCTTGACGGATCTCAGCGCCTTTCTTTTTAGCGGCTGACGACGATAGTTGTGGGTCATAAGATAGTCCGATTTTTACATCACCTGCACCATACAAGAAGGCATAGGTGACTGTTTTAACAAGGCGTCGGGTGATGCCTATTTTGTCTGCGTTTTCCTGATGGATGTCTCCATTAAGGAGTACGTCTGCGTAGCGTCCTCCATCATAGCGAGCAAGATAGTGAGCAAGCATCCGAAGCTCAATCCCACTAAGATCTGCGCCGACCATGACATAACCTGGTGACGCTTTGAATAACTTTCTAAAGGCTTCATCTGAAGGAACTTGTGCAAGGTTTGGTTTACGATGAGCACATCTGAATGTGTTCGTAGCGACTGAACAATGATGATGTATGCGGTGATTACGCACGAGCTTCAGCCATGCGTTGATGCCCTCAGAGAGCATGCCTAGTTGCTTGGTTAGCTCTAGACATCTAAAGAACTGCAGAGCCTCCTCTGAGCCTATATCCTTGAGGACTACTTCATCAATGACAGCCTTACCTGATGCAGTCTTTTCTTTCGATTCCCAACCATGGTACCACTTCATAACCCACGCAATGTGGTCACGACTAGTTGGATTGAAATCCTTCAGTCGAGTGAAAGTAGCACCTTTGATGTATCCTTGGGTTTTGTTAGGTCGCCTAGGAGTGAACTCCGCTCCTGCCACGTAAGGATACCTGTTGCGTAGTAATTGATTAAGCTCTTCAAGTTCTCCTCGGAGAGACGATTCAAGTTGCCATGCAGCAGGTTCATCAAAGTACCATCCATGGATTTCTTGTTGGGTAAGGATTGTAGCTACATCATGTTCAAGAGTTAGCCAATCAGGTATTTGTTTAGATAATGTTTCCAAAGTTTGGTGGTTACAACAACATCTTGTATCATGTAGTCCTCCATTTCTTGGGACCACTCTTTCCAATCGGTATCTTTACCGAAGCATCCTTTGTATTCCCCCAATCTGTAGCCATAAGATTCGAGTGAATGTCTACCGTACAATTGTGCAGGCATGTGTTTCCATTCACGTTTTTTATCTACCTTCAGAATGTCTGGATGATAGAGACGACTCATGACCAAAGTATCAAGAACCCTACCAGTATAATTAAACCAAGGGTAAAGTTTGCAAATAACAGGGAGATCATAATTGATGATGTTATGACCTAAGATTTCTTGGGCATCCTCAAGTCTTTGAATACCACGAGTGAGTGGTTCTCTATTGCCCTCATCGTTGTATGTAAGCATTTGATCGGTCTCTGTATCATAGATACCAAGACAGTGGATGCGGGTAACATCATTGTAAAGTCCGTTGGTTTCTAGGTCAAAAATTAACATCATTCCAATGTCTTACAACACCAGCACAAATAAATAGGTTTGTAATAAGAACTAATCCATCAATCAGGATTAGCTTAGCGACCATTCCAGCTGTAGGTCTTGTCTTTGAATTGAGCTTTTTCAACTGCCTCAGGAGTCGGAGGATTAGGACGTTTCAATTCTTGGTTAGAAGTCTGTTGTTGCGTCGAACTCTTCGTGCTGAACAGTGGTTTCATTGAATTTACAGGTTTCAAGGTCATAGTTTAATTGACATGCGACGCCAACTTCCCCAGAATATCTATTCTTAAGGACTCGGACAGTCGTACTAGCTCCAGTGCCTGTGCTCTGTTGATTTCGTTCGAGCGCAATAACAGCGTCAGATAGTTGTGCAATCGCTGCGCTTCCACGCAACTGTCCAAGTGTAACACGTGCTCCCTCCTCATGGTTTTGATCGGATGATGTACGTCTGAGGTGGGAGACGAGAAATAATGCTATGCCTGTACGCTCAACAAGTGAACGTAACTTAGTCATAGTTGTGTCAATCATGCGGCGTTCATCGCCATCAAGACCAGACAATAGAATGGAGAGGTGATCCAGAAAGATTACCCTTGTATCAAGACCCGTTGCCAGGTACTCAATTCGGTTGTAGATGATATCAGGATCAAAAGAACCAAAGCCATCGAAAAGAAAGAGATTCCAGTCAGCAAGAGTAGCTTGATACGCTTGGGTGAGAGTAGCTCGGTCATGTTCTCCAATGTGTAGTGATTTACCAACTGATGCTGACATCAGTCCAAGTGCAGTACGTCGGTTGGACTCTTCAAGAGCCAAGTATCCAACCCGTTCTCCTTTGTGTAGCAGATTAGCTGCAAGCTCACGACAGAATGAGGATTTTCCAATACCAGATCCTGCAGTAATCGTAACAAGCTCGCCAAATCGGATCCCGTGCAGCTTGTCTTGTATTCCTTGAAACGGATAGTCATGATTAGCTGCCTGTGATGGTGTTGTTACTAGCTCTAGTAGTGTCTTACCATCGACGATCCCATCTGGACGGTAAGGTTTCGCGTTCCATATAGCTTCACGAATTGCTTGAGGGTCATTCGCTTGAAGGGCATCGCTAGCATCCTTGTACTTGTCACTGAACAGTGCGATCTTGCACTTGCCCGGTGGTAATACGCTTGCTGCTTCCTTCGTTGCCTCACTGCCTGTCTCGTCATTGTCGAAGAACAGGACAATCTCCTCGTAACCCTGGAGCCATGGGATAGACCGTTGAATCGATCGTTTGGCCGATTTGGCACCGCTAGGTAGAGACACCATCGGCCACCCCGGCATAGCTTCACTACACGAAGCCGCATCGAGTTCTCCTTCGGTGATAACGACTCGTTTTCCAGAGGCGGGAAACAAATGTTGTCCAAAGAGACAGCCTGATGACTCTCCTTCATAGTAGAACTCCTTGTCTTTGGTCTTTGTCTTACAGCCAACCAACTTACCAGATTCATCATGGTGGTGAAACCTGAGTAGCTCACCATCACGATAGATCTTGTAATGTTGACATGTTTTCTCAGAGATGTTGCGGCGTTGTAGCCTTACTGCTTCACCTCTCAGTGTTACTGACGACATTGATTTATGAGTGTGAACATCATCTTCTGACGAACCATAAGCATTACATGAGAAACAAAAGGTGTGACCATCAGTGTACAACGAGTTAGCATCACTGCTTCCGCAGTTAGTACAAGGTAGGTGCCTGACGAACTCGCTGTTCAATTCTTTTGAGCTCATTTACCTGCTTTGAATAATAGTCACGCCAGTCTTGGATAGCAAGGATAAACCCTTCTACTATTGCATCTCCATACTGTGGTTCATCACCTTGTGCATCAGCAAGGATGTCCATAAATAGTTCAGCGTAAAACTCGGGTGTGCCATACTTTAGGTCAGCCATTCAACAGGAATCGAAGAGTAATGTGCCCATTGGAAGCCATTCTTCTCAGCCCACTGGGCATACGTGGACTTGGCTCCTTTGTAGAGTTTATTGTAGGGAGCTTGAAAGACGAACCGAATATCTAATTCGGGATTTTGTTTCTTCACTGCTTTCATCTTGCGTCTGTCCTGTTCGGTCAGTTCGCCCTTGGTCTCTAGATAGATACCATTCGGTAAAAGAAAGTCGGGTGTGTAGTTGCATTGAAGAACGTAAGGAACTTTAGTTGATTCGTATTCAAATGTGACTCCCAAAGTGGAGAGCAAGTCAGCTACCTGCTCTTCCAATTTGGAACGGAACTTCATGACTAGAAATCATCAACCTCTACATCAGGTGTTGCAGTCACGTTAGGTTCAGAAGCTTTGAAGCCTTTTGTTTGACCAAAGAGAGCTGCGACTTCAGTCTCTCCAAGGTCACCAGTATCAACTCCTGCACCACCGTTGATGGTAACGAGTTGGATTCCGACAAGCTTGAGACTTGTACCATAGGTGACACCATCACGAAGGATGTACGGCTTCTGACGGAATGCAAGCTTAACGGTGCTGCCACTATAGACGGGCGTGGTGTCATCAGTGATGGGTGTGCCTTCTGTATCCACCACGGGCGGACGTGTGTCTTCATTCCAAGAGAACTTAACTTTGTACTTACCATCAGATACCTCTTCCCAAGGCTCAGGCTTGAGAGTGGAACGCTTCGGGTTCTTGAGTTTCGACTCAGCCCATTTGATTGAGTCGGTGCGGTCATCTTCAAGACGTTCGATCAACGACTGATCGACAATAGCAGACAATGAATAGCCAAACTTACTTGGCTTGAGGATTGCCTGATAGCCCTCCAACATGACGGGCTCTTGAGTGACGTGGATTTGGTTTGCCATTAA